CGAGCGCAACGGGCAGCTGGCACTTCTGGCCAACGGCTATCAATCGCCTGGTGATGTGGTGCCGCTGCTACAAACCAAGTCACTAGTGAATATCTAATTCCTTTTGTCACTGGTGTAACTCTGTGTTCCATAGATGTAGGAAACACAACAATAGAACCCAACTTCTTAAACTCGGGTGTTGAAATTTCACATTCTTCATTACTATACGAAGCAAACTGAAACTCGCCTCCTGAATAGTTACCAGATAACAATGTAGTCATACTCAACTTTCTAACGTGTCCGTGCATAAATGCATTTTGTGGATTATTATATGCCGACAATTGATCTCCATTACCATCTCTATGAAAATTATAAAATCCACCTTTCCTGTAACGAGTTATCTGCATAGTCTCAGCAGCTTTGATATGATAACCCCAACCAGCGTCTTGATTTGCTTCTTGCATGAACGGCCAAATAGTATCATACACCCATTGGTCTGTTACCCATGATATATCACTTATTCTTGTTTTAGAATCTGGTTTATAGTCAGGCTTTTTACCAATTTTTCTTTCTTCATCAGTAGTATCTTTTGAAGTAGCTACTCTTGTCTCTTCCCAATTATCCTTAGCAAGCCTCTTTATTTTATTACAAGTCTTTTTATCAAGAGCTTCTTCAAAAATATACCATTCATTTGTTAGAGCACTCATTTCTTTTTTTTATCATCCTCATCATCTGCAAAAGAATATTTCTCTAAAAATTCTATATACTGATTCTGATATGCTGCATCATCATCATGTTCTTGCACTGCAATCATATCTGATATATTGGATCTCCTTAATATTCTATCTTTAATCTTCTGTTGCTTTTTTTCTTTAGTTATTCTACGAATAAACGCAAAGTAAATAATCTGTGTAAAATATGCAAAAGGATTCTTTGATTTTTCTGGATCAAAGTTATCTATATATTGGAGACTATTTTCAATACCATCCGAAATCATTTCATCTCTATATGTATAGTTAATAAAATTTGGACGATATGAAAGATGGTTCGCTATCTTTAAAATACACTCACCTAAATAATTACTCACTTGTGGAGAAGACCCATCCGAATCTTCTGCCTCTTTTATTAATCTTTTTCTTTCTACTATTGCTGCTAAAAATTCTTTATTATTTACATAATGAACTTTCTTCTTTTCAGTTGACATCAGATTCTCCTTACGGAGGACCTATTAATGTAACAGGGGTTGTTGTGATTTAGGATTAACATAATCACTAAACAAACCAACAATAACATCTGCAGCATCTTCTAAATTATCAAAACGCCATGATGCATTATGTTTGATTAAAGGATGATTCATTAAATACTCATCATCAGAAACAACAATAAGAGGTTTTCTCAATCCAATCGCCCAACCAATTTCGATAGTCGTACCATATGATGGACGTCTTTCGTTTAATTTTTTCGGGAGATAAGCCAACACCAAATCACACGACTCTGTATCGAGCCAGTTTTTTGTTGCGATAGCTCTAGGATCAGACCACTTCTTTTCTGTAGCACCAGGTTCTGTATATGTCATTCCATCCTTCAATGGTTCACATCGTAAAGGAGAAATCCCTACGATACCATGTGGAAAAAATGTGCATACATGATCTCGCCATTCAGTTGCTTCTTTTTCTGTACAACCTGCTATAGGTCCTGCCAAATATATATACTTCTTCATAAATTAAATGCCTTTTTTGTTAAGACATCTATAATTATATACGGCTTCAAGTAATTTGTCAAGTGGTTAATTTGTCATTGACATCCCTACAAAAACCATGTATAATAAGCTCTGTAGGAGCGGTAAAAAAAGAGTTAATGTAATTTAGTCTTATCACCGGCAAAGGGAAAAACATTATCCGGTAGATCAGGATCCTCACCCATGATGTGCATGAGTCTTTCTACATTGGCTTGCATCTTTTCTACAGCCTCATCTTCACTATTAGGACTTGATTGATCTTCCTTCTCTAATCTTTTACGAATGTGTTTATAATAAATTGTAACATCTGGTGCTAAATTACCCAATGAAAGGATCCTTTCTTTCGGTATTATAAAAGATGTATCATGTGTATAATTCATCCAGCGTTGTAGTCCAGTATGTTCTACTATACTATTTTCATTTTCCATGACTTGATTTTTAACTATAGACATGGGATACTCTACCACATAAGCATCTTTATATTCTTCTGCTATTTTACAAATAACATCTTCTCCGTTTATCATTTTGATAATTTTAAACGGATATGCTGAATTATGTGCTGTTTCTCTCATACTATTATTTATGTCTTTCAATGTCTGTCTCCTCACAAGCACTACCATATTGAATCTCTATAATCTTACAGAGTTTTTTTGTATGATTTCTAATACTATGCCATGTTCCCACAGGAATGTTTTGATATTGATGTAATCTTAATTTCCTTGAAAATGGAAGGATTGGTCGCTCCTCATGGTCTATACTTTTAATCGTACACGCACCTTCAGATACGAACCAAAACTCTGCCCGTTTAAAATGTCGTTGATAACTTAATTTTTTACCAGGAAGAATAGAAAGTTCTTTGATTTTAGTGTTACCATTGTCCAATAATATTTCCCAACTTCCCCATTCTCTAACTGTTTTTGCTAGTGGACCTTGTTGAACTTTTATGATTGTATTCATTGTTTTAATTTGACAGGTACGATATCATAATCAAACTCTTGTTCGTTATAGATACCTATTCTATCGTGAAAATGTTTAAGTGTAAAGTTATCTTTATTATTATAACACAGATCGTCCACAATGTCAAATACTTGAAGTTGCTTTTTATCTGAAGCAGTCCTTAACCCTCTACCTATAGACTGCAACACTCTAATCTGTGATTTATATGGTGAACCAAACACAATGTTATGAAGTCTCTTGATATTAATACCTTGTGAAAATACACCATACGATGCTATAATTACAGCATTCTCTTCCTGTTCTACAATACCTCTTATATTATTACGATCCTCTGTGTCTGTTCCCCCATATACCATAAACACTTTTCTGTCATCATCTCTGTTTATCATTTCATATAGATGATCTAACTGCACTATAAATCTACACAACACCAAAGTATTACCTTCTTGAGCTATAACAAGATTTGTAATAAATTTATTTCTAGTTTTATCTACAGCTAACCAACTGACCTCTTCCTGATAATCCATTCGACTTCGTTTTGATTTTGGATGATCAAGAACTAAACAACGAATATGAAGATTTGATAAATGTGCTTCTTGAATAAGTTTAGCTGTAGTCGTTACTTGTTTACACTTAGCAAACAATCCTTCTAATACTAATTGATGAACTTCTGTACCATCTAGTGTTCCTGTAGTACCGATACGATATTTACAGTTATGGAGCTTTGTCATTATACCAGTTAGTGACTTTGCTTTCGCTATGTGTGCTTCATCTATAAACACTGCACCAAACTGACTGAAGTATTTTTTATCTAGTTTGTAGATAGATTGCCACGTGGAAATGATCACCTCTTTAGGTGTATTCTTATCTGCTCCTGCATAAAGTTTGTGACAGTGTTCGTCTGGGAACCATCCATAGTCGGCAAAGTCTCCATACATTTGCTCAACAAGACTAGTAGTAGGAACAACTATAAGTATTTTTTTATCTTGCAATTTCTCTATATAGTAACGCACTAACGCATAAATTATAAAAGACTTGCCAGACCCAGTAGGACTAAGAATAAGGCCCCGATCATTATTAAGTATATGATGGATTGCATCTATCTGATAGTCTCTTGCTCTGAATCCCTTTTCAAGCGACCGAACAAATTTCGTGATAAGATTTTTGTCCAACTGTTTGGGGGGTTTGATTCCCTCTCCATAGACAATTGTATGACCTTGTTCTGCGAGAAATCTTCTAACATACGGTAATAGTCCAAGATAGATTTTACCAGTACCAGAACTAAATAATCTGATTTTACCATCCCATAATCTACTTCGGACCGACGGCATAAACTTAGCATTCGGAACTTCAAAGGTGAAAAATTCAGAAAGTTCTTTTGCAACTGACGGCTCACATTTGATACGGAGATATACTTCATTAAATTTTGTAAGGGTAACGTCCATCACTCACCGTGGATAAACTTCTTCCATTCTATAGCATTGCGAATGTTCCAGTTACGATTATTGATCTCCCTTAAAACTTTCTCTAAATAAGTTACTACTGCAGCTAAGTAAGCTTCCTTCTGTCCAACCCCCTGTAAATCTTTATCTGCATCTAAATAGATACCTACATCAGATTTCAATATCTTTAAATCAAAAGGCTGTTCTTGATAGACAGACGGATCTGCTTTGCCTGTATAATACTCCCACTTAATCCTATACAATTCTTTATAGTCATCTTGTGCTTTCTTTAACTGTAAAGAATACTTTGTATAATGTTTAAGATACTTGTTATGCAGTTGAGGAGTTCTTATACTCTCCAAATCTAATTCAGTATCATCTATTTTCAAATCACGTTCTACATCATTCTGTAATTCATTCAAATCCATCATTCACTCCATAATAAAATAGGTAGAAAGTAGCCAGTGCTCAATCTTACCCTTATCTAT